GGCCTTTTCAGGCCTGCCACGGAAGGGCGGAGACGGGGTGTATCATTCCCCCTTATCCACTTCCCACCGAGCAGAAGCTGCCTTTGATGCGTGTTCCAGGATAAACTCTTTACATGGACTACGTAAAGAATCCTGATACTTGGAGTATAGATCCTCTCCAGGTTCAAACACGTCCGGCAGCGGACGCTCTAAAGCTAAATTAAATGGTCGATAGGCTCCCAGCAGTGACGAGGCTTTCACAGACATAGAAAGCCTTGCCATGTCCCAATGCGCCCCAATTAGGTTCGGAGGAGGTTTCACCGTCGCGATCTTGCGGCGAAAGTACTTCCAATCCTGTCCGATTGAGCGGAGCGAGGGAGGGTAAAACGTATCGGTGGCGTATCGCGCGATTTCCACTTGGCGTTCCTGAATCTGTTTCGACAGCCAGGCATCATCAAGCGGTACAAATCGGGATAGGCCACCCCGGTCGTGAAGGTCGCGTGTAGCGTTTCGTAGCTTAGACATTTCATTTGATCTAATCTGAAAGTCAGAGCGGTTACGCCACGCGGAAGAAGGAGGGAGGGACCCAGTGACGATTTTAGTGATGGTTGCCCTGCCACTAATAAAGTCACCAATAGTCCCCCTACGAGTAGGAATGCCAACGCCCCCGAGGACTCTTGGGTATTGGAGGGGGATTCCGCATCTACGCGCATGGTTCAATGGTCCTTTGTAAACAGACCAGAGCATGTCGACGTAGCGCTTCCTAGGTTCATCAGGAAGTGATAGAGCAGAATCCCAGGCCTTATCCAAGCCACTCAGATCCGAGTGGGGTCCAGCACGGGGCATTGACACGACAGGCATAGGGACGATCCGGTCTCCACGGCGTACGTACAGAAGTTCGGCAAAGATCCCGCCGAACGGAGTGATGAAAGTCTTCTTCTTGTTAACAATGAAAGAAGAGAGCTCCATCAACTGCATGTACTTATCCACGGATTCCGGAGTTCCGAGACCGATCAGATCATCTCCTCGAATCTTGAATTTACGTAAACCGGAGAGGACTGCAATCTGTTTGTGAAGCAAACAGAGTAAGGTCCAGGTGAGAGGGTGGCCCATGAGCCAGCCAGATGCGGTGCGCTTAAGCTGCTTCCCGTCAGGGTAAGTAACTTGGTAAGCGTTAACCATCATCAAGCTGATTCGGTACCACTCCTCACTAAGACCCAGTCGATTCTTGATGGCCGTTAACAAAGGCACGTTCCAAGAATGAGAGACACAGTCTGTCGCTCTGCTAAGATCTGCAGAAACGACAACCTCTCCAGGTAAGATTTGAGGGGATCCAAAAGGATCGGAATCGTCCTGTCCCAGGTCAAAGACAGGGTCGTTCTGGATAAAGGGCCAGATGACGTCACGGGACGCATGACCGGTTGTAGTATTCACTGAGTGGAGCGGTGTGACCACGCGGATATTGTGGCC